AAGAAAGATGAGGAGTAATCATGGCGATTACGCTAAATAATAAAGTCGGACTAAAGATTGCTTCTGTAGACTTGTCCGACCATGTGACCTCTGTCACACTAAACCAAGCATTCGATGAACTCGAAGTAACTGCAATGGGCGACTCAGCACATAAGTTTGTTAAGGGATTGGAATCGGCAACATTGACCGTTTCATTCCTCAATGACACCGCAGCTGCAAACGTTTTGGCAACCCTTTCAGGCGCATTCGGCACAACCGTTGCTTGCAAGATGCTCAACGACAAGGCGTCAGCCGTGAGTGCTTCAAATCAGCTTTACACTTTTGATATTTTGGTCAATAACTTGACCCCGATCAATGGCGGTACAGGCGATCTCAGCACAATGGACATTACGTTTACAGTTAATAGCGCAGTAACCGCCGCTTCATCCGGCACGTTCTAAATTAGGAGCAATGGGCAATGGCTAAGTTAATAATCACAAGGGCAGATGGCACACAGAGTACGCACTCTATTACGCCGGGTGTGGAATATGCGTTTGAGCAGCAATTCCGTAAAGGCTTTCACAAAGCGTTTAGGGAAGATGAAAAGCAAGAGCATATTTATTGGCTGGCTTGGGAATGTCTGCGCCGCGCAGATGCCCCGGACGTTAAACCTTTTGGTGCAGCGTTTCTGGACACACTAGCTGCGGTGGACGTGGTGGCAGATGATTCCCCAAATGGCTAACGCGCGATTCCTTCACGTATAGAATTGCTCAACTGAGCATTCATACTGGGATCGCGCCTAGCGAGTTTATTAACATGGATTCAGATTTGCTAAAGGCTTTCATCGAAGTCTTGAAGCAACAGGCAAGGGAAAGAGAAAATGCCAGTCGAGGTAAAAGGCGTCATAGAAGCTAGAAAGATTCTGCGCCAATTATCCCCCGGCATTCTCAAAGAATATAACGCACAAATAGCAGCACCATTGAAGGTTATTGCTAAAGATGCTAGATCTAAAGCCCCGAATGAAATCATGGGCTTGCGCAACTTCAATTATCCCGGCTATGACCGCAAGTCAATCATTGAGGGACGCAGACCGTTTCCATCCTATGTGCCGGGTGTTGTACGCCGTGGCTTGACATATTCGTTAGCCAAGAGTCGCGCTAATCGATCTGGATGGGTTTCGCTAGTCAGTATGCTTAACAAGTCTGCTGCTGGCGCAATTGTCGAAACCGCTGGACGCCGTAACCCGAACGGACGAGCTGAAAGCAAATCAAAAAATCCTAAAGCCGGTCAACAATTTATCTCGACACTTAATACGGATATTGGCGTTTTGAAACAAACTGGGAAAACGGCTAAAACGCAAGGTCGTTTGATGGGGGCAGCATTAGCCGAAGATCAAGGCCAAGTTCAAGCCACCGTGTTAAAAGTTTTGGATCAGGTAGCACGTGTGGCAAATGAAAAGATAGCGGGGTTATCACGTGGCAATTAAGTTTCCCATTGTTAACACTTTTGATGACAAGGCCGTAAAGAAAGCTGATAGCGCATTTAAGTCGCTTGGCAAAACATTCTTAGGTGCTTTCTCGGTTGCTAAAGTTACTCAATTTGGCAAAGCTTCCGTCAAAGCGTTTATGGAAGATGAAGCCGCAGCTTCTCGACTTGCCAAGACTGTTAATAATCTTGGTCTTGGTTTTGAGAATGCTCGCATCACTCAATTCATTTCAGACCTTGAAAGAGCCAGCGGCGTCACAGATACAGATTTGAGACCAGCCTTTCAGGCGTTATTGACCACCACGGGATCAGTAGCCAAGTCTCAGGAATTGCTTGGAACTGCACTCAATGTCAGCGCAGGTAGCGGCGAAAGTCTTACCACAGTAGCCAATGACTTGAGCAATGCTTTTATTGGTAACACCAAAGGATTGAAGAAATATAAGCTTGGTTTATCACAGACCGAACTTTCCACAATGTCGTTTGCGAACATTACGGCTAGATTGAATGATCAATTTGCCGGTCAAATGCAGGCCAATCTTGATACCTATGCAGGCAAAATGTCATTGCTTAAAGTCGCGTTTGACAATATGCAAGAAACAATTGGCAAAGGATTGCTTGATGCTTTTGCCATTCTTGGCGGTAATCAAGGCATTGGCGGCACAACAACTGCCATGGAAAAGTTCGGCGATGCCGTAGCTGATACGACTCGCGGCGTTGCCAATCTTGTCAATGCTTTCAAGGATGTTCGCACTTACGGCAAGACCTTATTTGATTTTATTAAAACAATTGACGTTAGTAATCCTTTGGGCAGTTCATTGGCATTCGTTAGATCGATGGGTAAGGTACAACCTGCACCATTCCGAACACCAATGACGATCTCAGGTTCGTTAGATGCGCAAACTAAGATTGATGCAGCGCGCAAAAAAGCCGAAGCGGAAGCTGCTAAACGCGCTAAAGAATTATTGGCACTTACTCGTAAGCAAGTTAAGGCTCAATCGGATTTAGCCAAAAAGAAAAAGGAAGAAGGAATCCTAGCCGAGATTGCTAAACGATTTGATTTGGAACGTATCAGCATTGCGTCAGCTCTAACGCGTGCAGCAAATGAGGAAGAACGTTTAAGACTATCTTTGATGCAAGCGTTATTGGATGAAGATGTTAAACGAGCGGTAATTCTGCAAGGTCAATTGATTGAAGCCCAAGCCGCTTCAATGGAACTGGCTAATTTGTTGGATAGTTTAGATACGATGGTTGGCAATCCGTTTGCCGATTGGCCGGGAACAATCAGCCGTATCCAAGAATTATTGAAGCAACTCAATATCAAAATCCCAATTGAAACCTTGTTCGCTGAAAAGGGTCTCAAACTCGATCAAAACACAATGACCGTTACTAAGTTAGATCGCATGGACGTTGATGCCAATAACGTTTACATAAACGGTCAAGTAATGGGCGCGGCGGCGCAAATGACTGCCGCGACATCCAATTCGGTTTTGGGTTCAGATGTTTGGCAATTCTTCAAAGAGGGTGTACCGGCGGTCGTTTCAGCCGTAGAAGGCCATGCAGACGCCATGGTTACATTGGCCGAATCCGAATTGGCTATGGCTGAACTCATGCTCGCCGAATCACAGGGTACAGAAATTAACGTCACGGTCAATAATGCTGGTTCGGTTATTTCCGATCAAGATCTAGTCACAATGATTACTGACAATATCTACCGCATCCAAAAGACTGGCAAGCAAATCGTCTTAAGTTCGGTGTCTATCTAATGCCAGCAGCTCCAGTTATCGGCGCGGTAATTGACTTTACACCGGGCATTAGTATTTTGGTCAATCCGCTGACTTTAGATGATCCGTACTATGGTCAATTGGGTTTTGGTCAACTAGCAACGGCTGGAACGAATTATGTTGAAATCACTAACATAATCAAGGAAGCACATATTCGCCGTGGTCGCAGCCGTATATTGTCTAAGTTCGAAGCCGGTACGGCCATCGTTGAGATTTACGATCAAAATGGCGATTGGAATCCAGATAACCCGGCCAGTCCTTATTACGGCGATTTGATACCGCTGCGCAAAATACAAATCTTTGCCGATTACAACGGCACACGGTATTACCTTTTCACAGGGTTTATTACAAATTACATTACCAATTTTGCTTTGGGTACAGATGATGTCAGCAGGGTTACGTTTAAGTGCGTTGATGCTTTCAAATTATTCAATGGAGCTTTGATTACCACCGTAAGTGGAGCAACGGCAGGACAATTATCCGGTACACGTGTCACAAAGATATTGGATGAGATTGCCTACCCGTCAGGACTGCGAGATATTGACGCCGGCGATACCACGTTACAAGCAGATCCGGGTACGTCCAGAAACGCCTTAGAAGCCCTGAGGACGGTCGAGGATAGCGAGTTGGGCGGTTTCTACATCGATGCCGAGGGAAGGGCTACATTCCTGTCTAGAAGCGTTATTACGCAGTCTCTAGGCAACGTTGCTTATACTTTTGCAGATAATGGGTCAGGTATTGCATACCAAGGTGCTTCGGTAAACCTTGACGTAGATATTCTGCTCAACGACGTCAACGTGCAGCGGTTAGGTGGAACGACTCAAAATGCTTTCGATCAGACGTCCATTGACACATACTTCACACACTCTGGCGTTCGCCAAGACGTTTTAATGGAGACCGACTCCGTTGCACTCAGCATGGCGCAGATGATCCTATCCACGCGCTCAGACGTTGAAACTCGAATCGATAGCATCACCTTAAACCTTGAAAACGGTACAGATGTTGCTCGATGCCAAGCCGGTCTGAATCTGGAGTTGCTTAACGCGGTGACAGTAACTAAGACCATGCCCGGTGCATCCAGCGTCACTCAAACTCTTTTGGTTCAAGGTTTGAACCATGACTTTACGAATAAAACCATTACCACAACCGTTTATACTGGGGAAAGCCTTGTTGCTGGATTCCTTCTCAATAGCGCAAGCCAAGGTATAATAGGGACGAACCACCTGAGCTACTAGGAGCATAATGAGTTACCCATATAACACAGGAGACGTACTAACCGCCTCTGACATGAATGGCTTGCCGGTTTTTACCATCAATGCTCAGACAGGCACGACTTACACCGCCGTTAGCAATGATCAGTATGCTCGATTAGTCACGATGGACAATGCAGCTGCGAACGACTTTTTGATCCCTACCGATGCGACAATCAATTACCCGGTAGGGACGGTACTTAACGTCTACCAAAAGGGTGCTGGCGTGACGACAATCAAGGCAGTTACCGCAGGCACGACCACCGTTGTTTCAGCTGGCGCAACGGCAGCACAACCAAAATTGGCGCAATACAAGAGTGCAGCTGCGATCAAGTTAGCGGCTAATTCTTGGGTCGTTGTCGGCGGTATCGTGTGACATTACAAAGTTTTACTCTCAACGCTTGGGCGCAAGCCGGGGCAGGCGCAGCAGCCGCCTTTGAGTCCATCGCCACCGCAACAGGCACAGGCTCTAGCGGAACAATAACTTTCAGTTCTATTCCTAGCACTTATCAGCATTTGCAAATTAGATATAACGCAAAAGATACTACAGTAGCAATTGGCAGTAATCTAAATATTCAATTCAATGCTGATAGTAGTAACAGTTATTATTATCATAGTTTGATTGGTGATGGTAGTGCTGCTTCCGCTACTAATGCAGGTGGTCTAGATAATAGAATAGTTATTTCCGAGGGTGTAAGCGCATCTCAGACATCTTCACCAAATATGGCCAACATAATGGGGGTCGGCATTATAGATATTCACGATTACGCCAACACCAGTAAATATAAAGTAGTACGTCATCTAACGGGAATGGATGCTAATTTTGCCACAACTGAGGCAAGCATAAGATTGACGTCAGCAAATTGGAACTCAACGTCTGCAATAAATCAAATAAAATTATATACTACTAATTTTTGGACTACATCCACCACCTTCGCCCTATACGGCATTAAGGGGGCATAATGCCAGCGACATACGAACCGATTGCAACCACCACACTTGGTGCTGCTGCATCCAGCATTACCTTTTCTAGCATTCCTGGAACTTATACTGATT